TGACATAGGATTCCAGCATCGGAGCATCATCCATCACCTGGCGGGATGCCTGGATCCAGTGCGCGATGGTCTTCACGTTCGCAGTTTGCTTGGTGAAGGTCAGGTTCGACTCTGGCTTCAGAGTGCCTTCAGCTACCGGCGCGGCGCTGTTGGTGAAAACGTTCTCGCGAACGTATTCCAGCGAGTTCGAACTAATGCGGCCCTGAGCAAGCAGGTCGCGGATGGTCAGGCGGCGCAGGCCAGGCATCAGGATGCCGGGGTTCATCTGAGCTTGGATCAGCGAGCCAGCGGAGCCAGCCGTGCTGCCCAACACTTTGTCGAAGCTTTTCACGTCGACCTTGCCCGAAGACTTGCCGTCCCACGACTTATTCAGGTCGATGGCGGTTTGCGCGGCAAAGCTCTTTTTGTTTTCCGGATTGTCCAGGCTGCCGCCGGCCAATTTTTGCTCCAGGTCAAAAAGACGAGTGCCTGCGGATTTCAGCTCTTCCTGAACGGTCGTCAGCTCGCCCTGTAGCTTCTTGCTGACTTCACCGGTGTCAGTGATTTCTTTTTTCTGAGCGTCGAACAGCTCGGTCATTCGAGTCTGTGCGGTCTCAATGGCCTTCTGAATTTGTGCCAAGTCCATTATTGCTTCTCCAGCGATGGGAATGTTTTCAAGCGCTCCAGGAGCGCGGCGATTTCTGATTGGTCGCCGCCTTCGGAATCGCTCCGAACCGCGGACTTGATGCGGGCGATAAACGCCTGCGATTCGGACTTGGAAAGACCGGCTGAATCTCTCAACCAATTTTCCGCATCGCGGATGCTTTCGATGGTGTCCATGCTTTTCAGCGTGGATACGGTGGCCAGCTCATTCGCTGGGAATGTGCAGATGCTGATCTCGTTAAGGCGGGAAACGCTCTTGAACGAGTAGCCGGTATCAATCGGAGAGACATCGCCTTTCGCCGCGCTGAACCCAACCGACATTCCGCCCACCGTTCCGTGAATCATTGCGGCCTTCAGAGCGTCGGACTGAGGATTGCCTGGGGTGAGCTCACCCCTAACGTGCAGGCCGGTGGCGTCCTCGGAAAGGTCGAGCCATTTGCCGACCGGGATTTCGTTGCGCCGGTGGTTGAAGAACATCGCCACCGTGCGCGACTGAGTCTTTAGGGCCTGGGCAAACGCGCCAGGCTCAATGATGTCGCCATCACCATCGATGACGCTGAACACGCTCGCGTATCCCTCGAAAATGCCCTGAGCACCGTCTTTGGCGAACTTGATCGAGGCCTGATCGAAGGCCAGTGTTTTGCAAATGCTCGGCATTTCAGCCTCCAGAAAAAACTAAACCCCGCTAGGTGCGGGGTTTGGTTGGCCAAGTTGGGTAAGCGGTACGTTCTGCGATTGGCGCGTTGCGACATCGCCGCCCGGCACTGGAGGCCGGTTGTTCACCCGCCTTCCTTCGTTGATCGTGAGAAGGCCAGTGTCTACCAGCGACTTCATGTAATTCGCCCGGGCAGTGGAATCGCCGCTCAACAGGCCGTCGCGATTGTGCTCGGCGTGAATCCGCCCCAAGTCAGAGGGTTTGACCAGCCAGCGCAAAATGCACCCCTCCCAAATTTCGAGGTAAGGGTCCAGGCTGTACTGAAGGAAACCGAGGTTTTGCTGCTCGATGCCCGATCCCCAACTGGTGGACTTCTCCACATCTCCCACCAGGTGCGGCGGAACACCAAAGAACCTTGCAAGCTCGCTGACTTGAAACTTCCGCGCGGCCATTGTCTCGGCGTCCTGCGGGCTCACACCAATGGCCTGGGTAGTGAATCCACCCTCAAGAATCCAGAGTCGCTTTTTAACCGGGCCGCCGGATATCTCTTTGAAATTTTCTTCAACCTGGGCGCGCTGTTCTTTGTTCAGAACCTTGCCCTCGCCGGTCATGAGCAGCTGCGGCGACTTGGCACCATTGGCATAAAAGTCCCGCTGCTGGTCTTCCATCGCGACCGCAACGCCTGCGCTTTTCGCGGCAAATGCAATCGGCGAAAGGCCAACGAGGCCATTGAATCCGAAGCCCTTGAGGTGAAAGATTTCAGCCTGCTTGAAATCAGCGTATTCGCTGTCCCTGCGGTACCGATAAATAACCTTCCGCCCCTCAAGCCTGACGTCCATATTGGCCGACAGGAGCGGGAGCAGGCTAATCACGTCACCGACGCTATTGCGCTCGATCAGCGCGTAAGCGTTTCCGTAATAGCAAAGCTGCATCGTCATCGACACCCGAAAGTCGAAGGCAGTCATGAACGCGTTGGGGCTGTAGCGCAGAAGGCGGGCCAGTGGGTTCTCCAGACCCACCTTCGTGCGGTTATCGCCTTTTGTTTCGAACACATCCAGCGGCATACATGCGGTGACGCTGCAGATCAGCCGCACACATGCGAATACTGTGGATATCTGGAGCGATCGCTCATCGTTGACGACCGAATCTCCCACCACTCCGGAGGCTGAAACAGGCCCTGTCTGCGAACCTTTTTCCGGGGTGACAAGGCGGCCGCCGACGAAGAAGCTTGCCATGCGCGCCCAAAAGGGACTGCGAGTGCGCAGGTCAATGCTGTAGTCGGTGTCTGCCATTACATACTCATCGGTCTGGAGAGAAAGTCGTCGACGGAGCCCTGCACATCCGCGTTGGCGAGGATTCGGCCTATCGTCATGATCAGCGCGACTGCGCCGTCGATCTTGTTGTCATCGCCCTGCTTGATCGGGCGTACTACATCGTCATTGCCCGGCAGGTTCTTCCCGATCACGTTGCCGATGCACCAGGTCATGATCGGGTTACCGTCGTGATGGAATCGGCCGGCAGTGATTGCCGCCTCCAACTCCTTCATGGCGTCGGACATGTTGGTGTAGTTCTGCGTGATGGTGATCGGGTTAAAGCCCTCATCGTCGAGGTCATGGCTTAAGCCAGTTGCTCCGTGGGGGTCGATCGGCGATTCGCGCAGCGGCGAGTGGTGATTCGCCTCCTTGGTGTCCTCGAGGATTTCGCGGTAATCGATCTCGGCGCCGTCAGTGACCTCCAAATGCTTGGAGTTGACCCAGGCCTGGAAGCGTTCGGACATGCGCTTGTTGTCGCTGTTGAACGCCGTGTCGTACGGCACCCAGAACTTCGGGCCCACACTGTAATAGTGGGTCTTGCCATCGATGACACGCCAGAACAGGCGCGCTCTGGAGTTCATGTCCAGCTTTCGCGCCAAGTCGAAGCCAGCAATCCACTCCTGCCCCTCGAACTGCTCAAGCGTGAGCGTGGTGTCCTCACAGGATTTCCAGTCTTCCATGTTGAAGAAGCCGGCCTTCGCGCTTACCCAAAGGTTCAGGTGCTTCGTTTTGAAGGTGTTGGTGAATCGCGCTGAGCGAATCGCCCGGGCCTGCTGGCTCTCCAAGTACTCCTGGAACACCGAAACACCGTGGTTCGGGTTGGCCTTAGCCAGCATATTCGGATCGGTCCAGTCATCGCCCTCGTCGAGCGTCCAGATCCAGCCGAAGAGCTCGTCGTCCGGGACCGTGCCTTCGAGCATTTCAATGACCTGGCGACGCTTGTCGTAACACGGTCCCTCGATGTCGGCGCCGGCGGTGGTGATGATGAACATCAGCGGCTGCCGCCGGGCGCCCATGCCGGTGAGCATGGTGTCGTACTGGGCGGAGGTTGGATGCTCGTGATATTCGTCGACGATGGCGCAGCTGGGTGACGCACCGTCGCCCGGGTTGCCAATCAAAGGTTCGAAGCGGCTGAAGTCGGATGGGATGTTCATGTTCGAGGCGTTAACCTCGATTCCCGCCGCCTGCACCAGCATCGGCGACTTGCTGACCATCAGCTTGGCTGGGCGGAATACCTCCCAAGCCTGCTTCTCGGTGGTCGCACCGGAGTAAACCTCGGCACCAAACTCGCCGTCGGCAACGAACATGCTGATACCCACGCCGCCGGCCACCACGGACTTACCGTTCTTGCGCGGCACTTCCCAATAACTTTCGCGGAATCGCCGGTGGCCGCCCTTCTTCTTGACCCAGCCAAACGTGACGGCCAGGCCGAAAAGCTGCCATGGTTCAAGGGTGATCAGTTGACGCTTGAACGCCCATTCGCCCTTGGTGTGCGGCAAGAGCTGGATCAGTTTGAGTTTCTTTTCGGCCTTGGCCGGATCGAACTTGAAGCGGTACTCGCGCTTGCGGCTGGCGGCCATGTCGTCGAAGTGACGCTGCACCGCCTGGTGAATGTAGCGGCAGGCCGGGACCTTTCCCCGGAGCAATGACCGACCCCACGCCATCGCCTTGTCGACGTTTGGGTACAGGGCTTTGGTCATCAGGATCTCAGCAGGTTGGCAAACTCGTTGGTTTCTTTTTCCTTGTTGCCGCCTATCAAACGCGTGCGGCTGGCCGGATCGAGGCCGAGCATCGAGCCGAAAGTCACCATCTGGCGCATCGTCTCGTTGGCGGCAGTAAGCGCCGGGTTCTTCATAGGTCCACCAGTTGCTCCAGCGACGACGATGCCATGCTCGCGGACTGACTCCTGGGCCATGCGCCAGTTGTCGTATGCAACGCAGAAGGCTTCAACGTTGTGCAGGTCGGTGATCGCAACCACGTTCTCGCGCAACAGCTCCGGCACGACCATGTTCCACATGGTGGCCGCTCGCTCGCTCAACCACTCGGGCGGATCGATCTCGGTGATCTTGGAAAACTGGGGCTCGGCCTTGTTGAGGGCGCGTTTTCCCGGGTTCCCGGCCAACTCTTTCTTGGCCGTCGGCTTGGGTTTGCGACCACGGCCGGCGACCGTGGCGGTGCCTCCCATCGCGCAACTCCTGGATTTTTAATTTCGCGGGCGTGAAAAAACGATTGAGGGCGCGGTCTAGAAGACAAAAGGACCAGACTTTCGACCCTCCCCCTCCCTCTGAGCGCGAATCGCTCTTATTTGGCCGAATTTCACTGTTTTTTCGGGTTTTTTCTGCTTTCAGCGCCTCGCATTGCCGAACCCGCCGTCTTCGGCGGCCGTTTTGGCCGAGTGGCACGGTCCGCACAGGCTCTGCCAGTTGGTCTTGTCCCAGAACAGGGCCATGTCGTTCTTGTGCGGGATGATGTGGTCAACATCGGTGGCCACGACCACCAATCCACGAGCTGAGCAATGACGGCACAGCGGATATTTGGCAAGGAATCCAGCGCGGGCCTGCTGCCACTTGTAGTTGTAGTGTCGCTTGGTGCTGCTCTCCCGAGGCTTGGCCCGGGCCGTGCTCTTCAGCAGGTGAGCATGTTCATCACAGTAGCGAGGGTTGCGCGTGAGTGTGTTGCAACCCTGGGCGTTGCATGGCTTCTGCGGCCTCAGCGGCATGGCGTACCATCCATGTAGGTGAGGGGCTGTGCATCAGAGTTTTCAGGCTCGTCCTCGGCCATCGCTTGGATCAGCATGCTCTGTTGCTCTGCCATCCGTTCGAGGATCGCTGTCTGCTTCTTCTGCTCGCTTAGTATCTCGGCGAGATAGGAGATCGCTTGCCCGTTCATATCCAACTGCACTCCACTTCTTAATCCACTCGCGCCGGGCAGCGCATCCAATGCACGCCATCACCGGCCACCTACTTGGTCAGCTTCGGTTGCAGTACGACGCGGGCAATCATCACCAGCAGGCCCAGCACGCCATAGGCAATCGGCGGCAGCACTGCCTGCAGCGATGGCATGATCTGCTCAGCCACACCCAGCGCAGCAATAGCGCCACCCGCCTGAACGCTGGTCATGCTCAGCGCTTGCTTCCAGTTGTCGATCAGTTGCATGGGGCACTCCTTAAATTTCTTCAACTTTCCGGTTCGCCCACTTCTGCGCGAGTACCCGGATCTGGCCAACACCCAGCAGACCTATGAAGGCTGCCGAGAACAGCGTCCAGGCCACATTTAGGCCCATCGCATTGATGCCAAGGCCGATCAGCATGATCAGTAGCGCTCCGAAAGCCGCTTCCAGAATCGTAGCAATCACGCTCTTGCGCTCGCCGTATAGCCGAATACGGATATACGACAGGGCGAAGGTAAGCCCCATCACCAAGCCGTACTCGCGGAGGGCCGTCATGATGGCTATCCAGAGGTCTGGGTTCTTCTCAGGCATATGTGACATCCGGCGTCCTCCCTTGCGGGGAGCGAGATAGGTTCGGCCCCAACAGCACTCCCAGCTCGAAGCAATGGGTGTGGTGGAGCCGAAAACGAAAAGGCCCCAGCAAATGCTGAGGCCCTGGATAGACTAACTACCGCAACTCTCCCAATTTGGTGCAAATGTGCGGCTGAACTGCGAGCAAAATCCCTGATCAACTCGGGATCGAACAAGGATAAAAAAACCCGCACAAGGCGGGTTTTTAGAAACGGTTCATCATTTCAGAATGATGATGTGTCTGGAGTCACGTATAAAATTCAAGGCACCGGATTCAAAGTGAGCTGGCCAATTGAATGACCAATAATTGCGTCCAAATCCCCTCGCCATAAACCATTTACACCTACCGGCATTGCGCCCTGAAGCGTCATGAGTTGAGCAGCTTGTAGGTGCACGTATTTGATGGGCAACTTCCCGTCAAATTCTCGCATCCCTGCAAACATGTCCCTGAAGACTTCCCCGCGCTCGCCCCAACCATCTGCCATCGCATTACTGATTGAGTCTAAATAGCGAACTTCAGAGATCAAAGTGCCACTGATGATTCCTGCTGCAGTAGTGAGCACAACTGACAAACCTACGCCATCTCCGGTGATAGTCGAAATCCAAGCCCGGAGTAGCCAGTCCCCTTTCTCTTCCTTCTGTACCTGCGTGTTCTGTTCGCTCATACATCAATCCTTCGTAAGGCCATAGTGGCTGTTGGATACTACAGCGCCGTAACACACCACGCAAAACACGCAGTACCACGCCTACCTTGCGGTAGTGATCCCCAAAGGAAAAATACAAGAAAAGTGGATGGTCGAAGAATCGTAGAAAGCAAAAAGCCCAACTCGAGGGTCGGGCTTTGCTCGCGGAAAAACCGCAAAGTAACTGAAATCTATAGTTCGTCCCCGGCCCTGTCAAGCAGCCTCGCGACGAAAATCTAAAGCACCATCGATCCAGGCAATGCCGGCCTTCCACAGCTGGCGGGTCTTCTCCTCACCGAAGCCCAGCTTCTTGCCCACGTCGACCAGTGCCTTGTCCCGCGCGGTGTAGTACTTCATCAGCACGTTGCCGCATTCGGGGTAGCGCTTGAGCAGGCGCCCCATCAAACCATCGATCATCAGTGCATCGTCATCAGTGATCATCGGCATGTGAAGGGTGTTCTCGCGTGATGCGCAGCAGGACACGCCCGACCCCAGCACGACCCACCGGCCCCAATGCTCCAACAAGTCCTCAGCAGTGCGCTCGGTGAAACTCTTCGTTCTGGCCATCAATCAATCCCCCGTGTAATTCGATCCGCCGGCACCGCGGCGGTTGTTCTGTTCGTATTGTTCGTGGGCACCGCCGATAACCTGGCGCGTCTTGGCGATCTCCCCCAGCGCATCTCGCAGCCTTGCGTTGATCACCTGCACGACATCGATCAGCGGGAGCGTCTGGAGCGTATGCCCGCAAACCCATCCAGACCCCAGGCAGTGCTCGCACTCGAGATAGTGAAAGATCCCGAGCCGCATCCCCTTGCCCAGGCAGATGTTGCATTCGACGATGAACTTCAGTTCGCGCTTCTGGAGTGATCCGTGGAACTTCTTCATTTCGCCTCCAGGAGCTGCTTGTGAACCTGGTGCACGTCATCGCCATTTGGGCAATTAGGCTCATGGTGGATCTGGTATTTCCTGCCGGATCGCATCTGCACCTCTAAGATCGGATGGTGGTTCTCCGTGAAGATGAAGATGGCGCTGATATCGGCCGTATTTACAGCGAGACGGGTCCGCTTGAGGATCTGAATCAGCATTTTTAAACCTCGCCTATGGTTGATTCTTGATTGGCCTCGCAGGCCTTGTGTTCTGCGGCTTCCAGCGCATTACCGGAATCTCCGAATCTAAAGCCGGTCAATCCGTGAATGTGGTTGAAACCCTTCTGGTCTAGATGGGCGTGCCACTGCTCCAAGGCATCACGCTTGCGACTCATCACATCCGACTGGATGTACACCTTCACGTTGTGGCCCATCGCGTGGTTGATCAGCAACTCACCGATCAGGTGGTCGATGCCAATGTCTGCCCAGCCGGTGCGGGCCACCTTGCGCAGGTCATGGCTGGTCCACTCGCCCTTGCCCAACCGGGTAAACACGGCGCTGGCCTGGCCTTCGCTCAACGCCTTGCCATTGCGTGCTGGAAACAGGAATTGACCGTCGTAGCCTCTGGCGTACTGACCATCGCGGTAACGGGTCAGCAGCTCGCACGCCTGCTCGGTCAATGGCAGGTGATGCTCGATGCCGGTCTTGGTGTGCTCGGCCGGAATGAACCACTCGCGTTCGGCCAGGCTGATGTGCGACCACCGCGCCTGACGGGTCTCGCCGATCCGCGTGCCGTGGCAGAGCATCATCAGGGCCAGCATGGCATCCAGTGGCGCCGCCGTGGTGACTTCGGCCAGTTGCTCGAGCAGACCTTGCAGCTGAACACCACGCAGGCGCGACGGCTTGATCCCGACCTTGGCCTTCGAAAAGTCGTTGAACTTGATGGCGGCCATAGGGTTGGCCGAGATGTGGCCCAGCTTGAACGCCTGACGGAATGCCAGGGCCAGCAGCTGGAACGCCGAGCGTACGTAGTCGATGCCGATCTTCTCCTGCAACGGCCACATGAACTGGCTGTCGAGGGTTGCCTTGTCTATGCCGGCGAGCGGCTGATTGCCCAGGCATGGGATCAGGTGGCACTTGATCAACGAAGCACCGGTCTTCTTGCGCTTGCTGGAAAGGTTGCGATCGCGGGACATGCGTTCGGCGTACCAGTCCAGCAGCTCGCGAGTGGTGACCCACTTCGACAAATTCGAACCGGTACCAGCCTCCAGGCGCAGGCGGATCGCCGGCAAAGCCGCGACGACCTGCTTCGAATTGAGGTCGGGGAAGGTGCCGATACGGTTCCACTCCCCCTTCTGCACCAGGTACCAAGAAGCCCGGGCGCGATCCCGATTGAAACGCAGGTAGAGCCCACGATGCTCAATGTCCCGAAGATCCCGGACACCGCCGGAGGCCTGGCGCCTGATCTCTGTGTCGGTGATCTTTACGGCGGCGCTGGTCATGCAGCCACCACGGTTGGAGCGAGTCTAAGGTAAGCCCGGATCTGCTCCATCGCATCGAAGTGCCCGCGACATACCACTGCGAGATAACCCTGCTCATTGAGTTTGCGGATGCGCTCGTGCTGGCTTGCCGAGATCGAGGCGTCGTTTGGCGGTGTGGCCTTGAACTCGATGTACAGACCGAAGAAGCCACCGCGCGCCATGGTCAGCACCAGGTCAGGGATACCGGCCATCACGCCCTGTTGCTTCAGCTTTGCCGCCACTGACTTGAGGCGATGGCCTCCATTAGGGACGTGATAGATCAGGTCGGCGACTGTCGGCATACGGACACGCAGTTCGGCGATCAGCGCGGCCTGCTCCAGGCCTTCACGGTCGACCGACTTGGCGCGAACGGGCTTCTGCTTGAACAGCTTCGGGATGGCAGGCTTCATTCGCTATTACCCCGAGCTATTCGGGCCCGGCGCTCAAGGCGGCGGATACCCCACCAAAGGACGGCAGCGGCGATCGTCATGAAGCCGAGGTATAGGTGAATCAGGAAGTCGTTCATGCCTTCTCTCCTGTAGAGATGTCGATTACTTCGAAAGTGCTCGGCCACATCAGGCTGCCGAATTTCTCGGCGGCAGAGTGATGCTCGAACAGCGCTACAGCGCGATCTGGTTTGTCGGTGAGATCCCACTTGTAGCCGCAGCTGTATACGGCGAAGCGGTAGTCGGAAGGATTGGTCGTTGCAAGACGGGAATCAGCCATATGCACGCGCCTCAAGAGCGGCTTTACGCTTGCCGAAACGCTCCAATAATTGCTGACGCGCCTCCTGACCATTCGCCGGAATCGACTGACGTGCCATCGTCGCCAGAAACCGCGCATCGCCATATTCCTGCGCCAGCTGCGACTCAGGTTTTTGCGAGTCGTGACCGATACCGACGGCGAGATCCTCCAGAGGCAGACCATTCATCAACATGCGGATGGTGATGTCGTAAGCCCTGTCGAAAACCTTGCTGGCTTTCTCCGAAATCAGGTCAGCGAGGTTATGCATTTCGCACTGGAGCGCTGCGTGACGCACAGCGGGGTGCGACCACTCCCGAGAAGTGATCCGCGCTGGATGCAGGTTCAGCAAGGCTTCGCGAAAAGCTTTGTCGTGCGGAGGAATACCGAGCATTTCCGGTGTTGGCTGGCACAGACTGACGAACTTACCCACGCTCGGCATGAAGTCCGTTCCCAAAGCTCGGCACCGCTCAATGCCAAAACGAATCTGCTCGATCTGATTAATACCCGCGACGATGAACGCTTTGGTCCAGCTACGCTTTGCTGCTCTCAGCGCGTCATCGTTTGGCCAGGCCTGCTTCCAAGCCGGGAAGATGGCCTGTAGTTCTTTGAACAAGGCATTGACGACCTCGACTGTACCTGGCGGGAGGGTCTTTGGAATGGTCGGTAGTGCTGGCGGCTGGTAGGAACCAATCGCGCTGCGTATATCCGTTGTTGCGCCCGCCGTGTCCAGCAATTTGGCAGCGCTCCTTGGGGCGGTGGACTTGCTCATAGAGCGCCGCCCATATCATCCCCCCAAGTTTGATCATCGAAGTCCGGACCTGCTGCCGAGCGTTGAGGGAACTGCTTCACGTTCGATGCTGCTGCCCGGGCCTTGTCGTTGGCGACCCACTTGACCAGCATTCCCACCCATTCAGACTGGGTGTTGACCTGGTGCTGGGGTTCATAGTGACCAGTGAATGCGACACGAACTTGCTCGGTAAACAGATCAAGCGACAACCCGCGGTGCAAGGCGTAGGTTTTCAACAGTGTGTGGTCCGGCACCCAGTCGAGGGTCATTTCACTGGGCATGCGGGGATCGACTGGTTCCTGCGCAGAGAGAGGATCTTTATTCTTCTCTACATCTTCTTTAGGTAACGCACCGCTAACGTTCGTAGCGTTACCTTTACCGTTACTCGCCTTGTGATTTGCCACGCGTTTTGCCGTGAGAAGTCTGTTTTTTGCGGTCTTGCCGTTGTGACGGTCGAAATGCGGAAGACTAATCACACCGTCGAGTTCGATCATCCAGTCGACAGACTTCATGTGCTCGCAAAAACCGATAACGCCGACGAGACGATCCAGTAACTTTTTACTAACGCTCGGAGCGTTACCATTTTCGGTTTGTTGGTCGAACCAGCCCCATACACGCATTAGCTTGCCGACGACTGCGTCGGGGTCGATATCGGCCAAATCCGCGATCTGGCAAACCTCGGGCTTGTCCAGAGTGGTGAGTTCAAATTTGATCCAGTCGCCGGCCATTACGCGGCCTCCTGCAGTAGTTCAGCGAGACGTGTAAGGCCTTTCGGGGTGACCATTGGGTCGAATGCCGCGCGTTCGATCCCGGTTTCCGGGTCTGGCTTCAACGCAGTGACCTTGTGAGTCATATGGCCGGTGGTGATGCGCGGCTGATAGGCAACCCAACGTTTTCCACCGTGGCGCCGAAATATCCAGCGGTGCTGCTCAAGCCATGCGAACAGGCGGGCCGGAGCCATGCCCAGTTGCTTGGCGGCATCAGTGATGCAGATCGCACCACCGGCTGCAGCGAGCCGCTTGATGGCTGCGACCTTCGGGGCCTGGTCTGAGATCAGGCGCTGCAGCTCACCGTTCTTGTCTGCCAGATCGGCAGCAAGCCGGAGAGCTTCGGGTAGGGATTGCGGAATTGTGACAACCTGTCGTGACACGCTATCCAGTTCGCTCAAACGTGTCACGACACGATGACGAAGCGGGATGCTGTAGCCGGTCAACAAGGTTTCAGTCAGGACGCGGTCAAGGTGGAATTCGGCGGTGTAATCGCGCCCATCCTTGACCTCTTGGAGATGGCGCAGATCTGCGCCATCGTCTGCCAGTGCCTTGCGCATCACACGGATGTCACGGATGACGTCCTTGTGCTGCTTGCCGGTGAGATCGGCGATCTCCCGGCTCGACATGGTGACCGTATTGCTTGGAGCGACGATCGTGTTCATAATGGTCCCTCAAGTGTTTTATCGTTTTGAAAGAGCCGGGTTGCAGCCCGGCTTTTTTGTGCCTGAAATTCAGGCTGCCTTGACCGAGCTTTCCAGCTCCGAAAGGCTTTCGCGGACGTGAACGATTTCCGTGAGAATCTCGGACTTCTCGCTGCTGGATACGTGGCTGTCATCCAGTGCTTCGTGGATGGCAATGGTCAGATCCGCAACTTCTTTCCCTACATGGATAAGCGAAGCCGTCAGCGCTTTCGGTGCAGGTGCGACTTTCGCAACTAGCTCAAAACCGAACTGGTCTGCCAGGGTCATCAACGGACGCATGTCACCGGTGTGCAGCAAGATCCCGAACAGATGCTCGATAGTCAGGTGATGTGCCGCGTTGTCCGGGTTCGAGCGCTGAAGCAGGCTCACGTGCGCCATGCACATTTTTCCGGCCAGCTCCTCTGCTCCGCTTTCCTTGACGGTGGTGTGGCAAGCCCTCAAGAAATCTTCCATTCGTAAAACCTCAAAGTTGTTTCCGTGGATGCCTGGCGGCGCCTGAGTGATCATTTGTTCAGCGGCTTAAGCGACTGATTTTTTGGGATGTGCTTCAGCGAGGAGCCAATCGGCTTCGAACGGCTTGCCCTTCGCGGCAGCAAGCTCGGCGATCTTCCGGGCGTATTGGGTTTCACCCGTGTATTCAGTGCGCGGCAATGCGTCCGCGACGAGCCACTTATAAATAGCTCTCGGAGTTTTCCCGCAGGCCAAGGCCACGGCAGATACGCCGCCGGCATCATCGATCGATTTCTTGAGCGGCCGCATGAGGCCTCCGAGTTAAATATGAACTTACGGTACATATTATGTCGGAACTGAAAGTACATGCAAGGGCGTGCGATGCTGAACCTATGGTTCACATAGAAGATATTCGCGCTGCATTCGTTGTTCGGCTCAAAAAAGCCTTAGCCGCCCATGGCATCGACCAGTGGGGCGCAGGCGCTCGGCTGGCCGAAATCGCCAAAGTAACGCCGAAGGCCTCAAGCAAGTGGCTAAATGGTGAGTCCCTGCCAGGACCTGCCAAGATGAGCGCTATTGCAGATGCACTCGGTGTGAAAATCGAATGGCTGCAGCATGGCGCGGGTAACGAGCCCACTTTTTCAAAGCTCGTCGAAGTAGAGAATGGCGAAACTGAAACCCCCTCTCCATCGGCAGCGGATATCGTGCGTAACATGCTTGCCAAGCAAGGGAAAGGACTGTCTGAAGATGCTCGCAGGCGGTTACTTGCAGTTGCTGAAGCAGATGACGGCGGCGCGATTGAGATCGACTACTACCGGCCCGGAGTCATGGGGGACGAAGTATGGATTGCGCATTACGACGTCCGCGCTGCCATGGGCGGCGGGCAAATTCCTCACGACTATCCGGAGATGCTCCAGGATGTGAGGGTAAGCCCACAACATCTTCGCGAAATGGGGGTGGAGTTCACTGAGCACTTCCACCTCAAGATAGTCACTGGGTGGGGTCAGTCGATGGCTCCAACGATCAAGCATCGCGATCCACTTCTGGTCGATATCAGCATTCGCGAGTTCGCAGGCGACGGAATTTACATGTTTTCCTGGGATGGACACCTGTACATCAAGCGCCTCCAGTGGATGGGGGAAGACCGGCTCAAAATGATCTCCGATAACACGAGGCATTCGCCGGAGACGATCCGAGCAGAAGACCTGTACATCCAGGCGCGCGTACTCTTGGTATGGAATGCCAACTTGGTTTAGACCGCATGCCTAGCTGGAAGCCCGCCGCCGAGCGGGCTTTTTTGTGTTCGCTCAAAAAGGCGCGGGCTCCTCAACTGCTTCGGCAACCTCCACCGGCCGATCTTCTTCGGCGCTAACCTCCCACTTCAGCGTCACCGATCCGTCATCGTTGAATGTCATGTCAATGCCGTCTGTTTCGGATAGCAAGCCCATCACTTCCTCCCACTCCCGATCTCCGTCCGTGTCCAGGCGGTGAATCGTCACCCAGCGCTGAGTCTGCGCTACGGGGTGATTGATCATTGATGAGACCCGGAGGCCAAGACGCTCTATTCCACTGATTTCCTGTCGGGCTACCGGTTTTGACTGATTTTGCGGCTTCGCCATTCCATTCTCCTAACTGCTGTATATGCATCCAGTACTTGGCAACTATAGCGAAGCGATTCCCAGTGGTAAATCCCTAAAGCGCCAAGCGGAGATTTTCATCAGTTCTGTACTTTTCAAAAAAATATGTACTTTTGGTACTTGACCTAATATGAACTGATGGTTCATATTTAATCCATCGCAACGGCACACAGCCACCGCGAAGAGTTTCAAGGCTCCACCGCTCTTTAACAGTCAGCGCAACAAACAACAGAGCGCATTGCCTCTACCGGCGACCGGCGAGCAGACAGGCCCGAAAGCCTGCCAACGACAGGAACAACCTGGACGGCTGCCCGATGGTGAAACGCCAAAACCGTGTGAATGACCCGGCAAGCAATGCGCCCCGCCCCTCCGGCGGCAATAGGACGGACAGCATCACTGCTGCACCTTGGCGACAGGGTGCAGCGGGATGTAGGCCTGCATCAAACGAACAGCTCAACTGAGCAAAAGGCAACATCAATGGAATGGGGCACAAACCATGACTGTAGACATCAGCAACTTCACCATCGCTACCCCGCTTCCGATCTCCGACACCAACCCGATCGCGCTTGAGCTCATCGGCTGGCGGGCACTACTTGAATGTCCAGACGTTGTCTCAATGCTTCCGGATGGTTCGCTGCAGATGACGGCACCGACACTCGGCGCTTCGAGCAAGAGCACTTTGCGGACGCGCTGTGAATGGAAGGAGCCAGGTTACTGGTTGTTCTCCAGCGCCGCAGACCACTGGAGCCGACAAGAGATGCGAGTGACGAAGGTCAACTCGCTGCAGAAGGTTGTGATCGCTCAGATTCATGTAAAGGACTCAGAACGACCGCCTGTAAAGGTGTTCTGGAGCAAAGGAAAAATCATCATGGGGTTCCGGTCGAGCTACCTGCAAGACGATCCGGTCAACTCAACGGTGTTGGAGAACGTGCCGCTCGGCGCACTTTTCAAAATCAACATTCACGCCAATTCCAGCGGGGCCGTTTCCGTATCGGCGAGCTGTAACGGCGTCAAATCTACTTCCGCAATCATGCGCCTCGACAACACCTGGGACACGAAAACTCTCGCCTTCCACGGCGGCGTGTACAACCAGATCGACTACTCCGAAACCACTGACCCGGAAGACGGCTCGGTCTGCATCATCAGCGACCTGTCCATCACTCATGCCTGACATCGCCACTTCACGCGAGTGAGACCAACCAGCGCCACGTCAGCCTGACGATAACTGCCCGAGCACCTGGTACTCCCCTGCACCAGGCCGCATCGGTAGTCACTGTCTGGATGAACCACGGGCCTCCGCTTGCGGCCATGGCAAGGGCGACAGCGACTACCGATGCGGACGAAACCCCGGCTTATACCGGCCACCTGCATGCAACAAACGAGAGATCGGCGAGCGCCCGCCAAGATTCCAACGGCGCGCATTGGAGGATGACCATCATGAAATAGACCAAATCAAGAAGATCACTGCATCTGTGAAAGGCCCGAACGTCCACGGGCCTTTCTTTTTCCCCGCCTTTATCCGTCAGCACTCTCCCCTGCGCCCAACGGCAACCAGCAGGAGGACCGAGTGCTGACGAATACACGCAACCCCACACCGAGGAATCAGCCATGCACCCACTGATCCAACAACGCCGGGATGTCCTCGGCGCACTGATGGTTCGCAGCCAGATGGCCCGCGAAGAGTTCGCCCGCCTCGTCAACCTGGTGATGCCTGAGAAGCCGGTGCGCTATCAGGTAAAGAACGTCGGGCCGAAGGCATACCACATCATCGACCTGGTCACAGGCAAGACCTGCGGCTTTCGCTTCGAACACGCGTCCGCCGTCGACTACGCCATCCAGCTTGAGGAAAAGGCCAACCGCCTTTCCGGAGGTGCGCAGTGATCGGCGTACCAATGCCCAACCCGCGAGACTCGATCCTCGCCGACCTCAACCAGAAGCTGGAGCATTACTTCGGTGCCGGTAAATCGGTGCAGGAAATCGCGCCAGGTGTCACTGGCACAAAGGACGGCACGTTCGGTACCAGCCATACCAACAAGCTCCGCGCTGGCCGGGACAAATTGGCGCCCGATCTGAAGAAACTGGCCAAGAGCGGCGCCTCGTTGAATAAAGCGGCCGAAGCGCTCAGCATTGATCACAAGCGCGCCCGCCTCATCGCCAGAGAAAACGGCTTCAAGTTCAAATCATGAAGCGCATCAGCTACCAGGTGCGCCAGCGCCGACGACAGACATGGCTGGGTCTATCGGCCCACGGAATTGAAGAGGCAGGGCATGGCCAAGAGCAACGCGGAACTGCAGAAGGACAAGCGCGCCAAGGAGAAAGCCTTGCTCGACAAGATCGGCGCCGAGAAGCGCACGCTGATTGTATCGAAAACGCTGGCTGATGCACTTCAGGTGCTGGGCGAGCGCCACGACTTCGAGGAATGGCAGGAGACGGTATCGACGTTGCTGATCAACCTGGCCGATGCGCCAGCCGAAGAGTCCGCCCGCTTCGCTACCATGTCGCGACACAAATTCACGATAAGCGAAAATGTGTCGCATAAGCTGGCTCAGGCTTATCAGCGTGAGGCGCTGCGTATCTGCCGCGACGAATAAACCCTTAGCTTTTAAGCTGGCGCGGTGGCCAATGCCAGCTCATGAGCAGCACT